TGAAACTATCGAGCACTATTCTACAGAGTACTGCAGAAAGCAGATGTCTAAGCATTGGGGTTTTACAGTTGTTAATATACAACAGCAAGCATCAGATAAAGAAAAGCAACAGTACACTGTCAAGGGTGATAGTATTGAAGATAAACTTGAACCATCATTAGATGGCTTAGGTGATATCAAAATCACCCAACGAGATTGTCACGTTGTTCTTGGTCTGTTTGCTCCTGATAGATATGGGATTAAATCCCACAAAGATTACAATACAGAATACCTTGGTGATAACTATAGATCCCTTTCTATCCTCAAAAATAGATATGGTTCTGCTAATATCAAGAAAGGTTTACTGTTTGATGGTGCTACTCTGAGGTTTAAAGAATTACCTCCAGCAAAAGAATTTACAGGGTTTGATGCTCAACATGATTATCAAAAAACCCTCGAAGAGTTCTTGAATAGTTGAACAAAATTTCGTAACTTTAATAGTAAAACAAGTATTAATGGCAATCACATTACCCAAAAAACCAATTAAACCTGAGAGTCAGAACCCTAAAAAGTTGTTCTTGTACTCTCAACCAAAGTGTGGTAAAACTACAGCTTTGGCACAACTAGAAGGATGCTTAATCATTGACCTTGAAAGTGGCTCTGATTATGTAGAAGCTTTGAAAGTAAAGGCTACCAATCTTCAAGAGTTAAGTGAAGTGTTCCAAGCAATCAAGGACGAAGGTTGTCCTTACAAATACATTGCTCTAGACACTGTAACAAAGCTTGAGGAGATGGTGCTTCCATTAGCAAAGCAGTTGTATATGATGACACCTATGGGGAAAAGTTTCACAGGAGATAATGTACTTACACTACCAAATGGTGCAGGTTATTTATACCTACGTGAGGCATTCTTCAAAGTGTTGAATCAACTCTACACCCTTGCTCCACACATTATTCTTGTAGGTCACTTGAAAGACAAGAGTATTGAGAAGAATGGACAAGAGTTGACAGCTAAAGATATTGACCTAACAGGTAAGATTAGAAGCTTGTCAGCTGCTGATGTGGATGCTATTGCATACATGTATCGTAAAGATAAAGATGTGAGAGTATCATTTCAATCATCAGATGAAGTAATTTGTGGTGCACGTCCTGAGCACTTGAAAGGTCAGGATTTAGTTCTATCTACTCTAACAGATGGAACAGTAAAAACATTTTGGAATCGTATTTTTATTAATTAATTAAACCCCTAAACAATTTATTATGAGTTTCTTAAACTTAACCCAAGAAGATGTAAAAGTATTAGACAGCGTAGAAAAGTATGTTGGCGTAATACCATTTAAAGTTAAAGCTATTAATCCTAACAAAGCTACATTGATTCAGTTAGGATATCCAGAGTCCATTATGGAACCTGTATATAAAGGTGTTGAAATCCTAGGTAAGACTTTCAACAAAGTAAGATTTATCTTAGAGAGCATGCCTTGCAAAACACATGATGGTAAAGATGTTAAACCATTCACTGTTCAGTATGACATCAACTTATCTCTACGTGAAGATGTAGCACAATCTGGTAACAAGAAGATCATCAATGATCATGGCCAGGACACCTATGCTGCTAGTGTAGAGGATGCTGTTAATCGTGTTACCAAGAAAGATGGTAAGAGATGGTTCTCATCTAATGGTGCTCGTGTAGCAATGGAAGGTGAAGTGGAATTGTACAAGTTCCTTCTAACTTATTCTCGTGCTAAGGTTAGCCAGCAAGATAATCCAACAGGTATTAGCTTTGAGTACTTTAAGGACATTGCTAATGGTGATATCTCTATGCTTGGTAAAATGTTTGGTACAGCTGTATTCTCTGATTCAGGTATTAGAATCCTTGTTGGTATGAGAGCTGTTGAAAAGGACAACTCTGTTAGATACTATCCACAATTGTTCACTAAGTTGATGGGTAGAATTGATACATCTACTAACACTGCTATCATGAAGGAAGCTAATGCTCTTGGCTATGAGTTCTACAAGAAAGCAGACTTTGGTATGGATGACAAAAT